AACAGAAGTTCCTCTTCGGTCTCGGTAGGCTCTGCGCCTTCCTCATACTCGCCACCTTCTTCGGCGGCGGTCTCGCCATCAGGCTCATCGGGTGCATCAGCGATGTCCGGTTCGCCAGTCAGCAAAGAGGCCGCATCTTCCTCAGATAGCGGCCCGGTGGCAGTCTCGATTGAGGTGTTGCCGTCGTCGTCCAATGTAAAAGTCTCCATCTAAGGGATAGGCCGCGCTTCACAGCGTTGCCGTCACGTTAAAAGAATCGGCCCTTCCCGCCTTTCATGGCGTTAAGAGTCGCCTTGGATAGTTTCCCGCCTTCCACTACGATTTGCAGATGGCGGACTACCATGCGGACCACGCGGATCGCCTCGGCAAGCCGAAAGCGTCCCATATCGTCCGTTGGGTCTGCGGCAAGCAGAGCTTCGAGGTATCGTTTTTCAACGATCTCTACCGCAGTCGTAAATTCTTTGTTGTCGAGCAGTTGCTGGGCGCGGCCCGCTGTTGCTACATCATCGGCCAGCTTCATCAGAACGGGCTTCCATAGCCGCCCGTTCCACCTCCAGCGTAGCCCTCGGTTCCCATTGACCCGCCGCCAAAATCGGTGTCTCCATAGCCGCTATCGCGCTCATCTTCGCGCCGGGCCTGATCCCGGTAATAGGCGGCTTCCCAGTCAGGCATGATGGGGGACTTGTCCACAACAGCGAGCGGGGCCGGAGGTGCAACCCAGCCCGCATCCTCGGAGCGATTGACTGATGCCGGGTTCGGGCTGAAATAGTCGAGCAGCCCCTTCTGCGTGATGGCATCCCATCGGTCGTCCGATTGATTGAGCAGAGAACCAGAACTGAACAGGCTCTCCCAGAATCCCCTGTCCTCATTGGGCGCGTCGTAGATTCCTGCGTGTTTTGCAATGGCCGCGTTGTAGCTGTCCAGGCGATTGTCGTAATCAAACCCCTGTCCGAGAAGGCCCAAGCCCATGCCGAGCGGCCCGCCGAGCAAAGTGCCTGCAACTTGACTACCGTACCCCAGCATCCCCGGCCCAAAGTCATCAAACGCTGACGGGTAATACCGCTCTTTATCACCGAAACCCGGCACACCGAACGTGTCGCCCAGGTAATCGGCGAAGTCTCCAAAGCTCTCATATGTTCCAGCACCGAGATTCGGGTCCATAACCTCGCCGCCGTTCTCCTCACGCTGACGATACACATCCTCATTGCCCTCCTTGCCACCGGGAACGCCGAGGGGCGGCTCTTTGGGCGGTGCCTCGCGCCATTTCCATTTGAAGTATGTGTCTTCTTCCGGTATGCGCCACAGATCATTGTATGTGTCGGGATAGTCCGCAATGCCCTGCATATTGACTTCTTGGCCTTCGCGTGGGACAAAGCTGCCGCCCAAGCGTTGCGGCTGGGGAAATGCCTGTGATTCGAGTAAGCCCATTATGATCTGTCTCCAGTGAATTGGTCCCAGGCTGCCTGAGCCTCTTGCAGCAGGCCGAGAGGTGGGCCGCTGCTTGATAGGATGTCCGCGCTGCCACGCTTGGCCGGGTCAAACTTGGCCTTCGGTGAACGCAATAACGATTCATCCAAAACGATAAACGTGTCAGTCTTGTGTTCGCCAAATGGACCGCCCCAATCTTCCGCAACCCTCACCGCATCAACTCCGTCCTTCTTAAATATAACAGTCGCTCGCGCCCTAAGATCAGCAGACGTTTTCATGCTCATATCTTTGACGATGTATTCAAAATATGACAGCGCATCTGAGTTGCTCATTTTCTTTACCTCTGCGGCATCAACGCCTAGAAGATTTACCAAAACTTCCTTTGCTGTCGTCTCTCCCGAAGTTATAGCGTCGAACAAGCTTGACGAGTCTGCCTTGAGGCCATCTTGCTCGCGCTTCATTAGCAACCATTCATCATCTTTCGATAGGAACACTTCAAGATCGCTCCGATCCCTAAACTCTTTTACATTCTTTGCGCGTGTCATAATCTCCATCTGAGATTGCTTGCCGCCGCCTAGTCCCGGCAACTCATCGGCGCTACTCTTTAGAAAAACACCGTCAGGCATAATCGCGTCTGACCACCGCGCTCCGACGATAGATGTGTCAAACCCGCCCTTCATTATCTTCTTCTCGGCTTTTGGCGTTGTCTGGTGATATTTAACTTCCCCAAACCCCATATCATCAGCCCGCCCCATGCGGCTTGCTTCGTCCATTGGCAAGAATGTCTCGCCGTCCCGCTCCAATATCTTAACGCGGTCCAGTACGTCTTGGTCCCATGTGACGTAGTTGCGGGTTTGCGGCGGTAGTTTAGGCATCGTCTCTAAATATGCAGCGGCCTCCGCTTCGGTATCAAAAAACTTGCCCTTGGATGTCGGGTCTTGGTTTTTCACCATCCACTTGCCATTAACCGTGCGCTCAGGCGGTGTGATGTCGTAGGCTTTTTGCCAATTTACGACATTGCCCGGCCTACTCATCTGGTCGTAATACTTGAGGCCGGGGATGCCTGCGCGGCGTAGGGCTTCTGAGGCGGCTTCTTTGTCTAACCCCGATGTTAACGCATAATAAATATCTTTCCCGGTGGCGGTTTTGTTGCCTGTATTTTTTATTGTGTTAATGGCAGACGCCAATTGGCGTCCCTCTGGCGTCCCCATTAAGACTTCTGTATTTTTGAATAATTCCTGTAGTTTGGCTGGCTGCTCACTCAGCGGCGCGTCCCAGTCCAGGTATTTGGCTATGTCTTTGTCGGATAGGTCTAGTTTGTAGAGGGCGCCGGGGTCTTTTTCATAACCAATACTGTTGGCCTTGCCTAGCCGCTCAATCTTCTCAATGGTGTTCCCGTAATTTGGATGAGTTTCTGGCAATGAAGATGGGCTGTCTTCATACCGCTTCTTGGCATAATACACCGTATTATGAGGGAACTCGCCCGCGTCAGCCTTCCCCATTTCAAGAAACTTAAACGCTTCCATGTCGAGATTATCAAACTCGTCTCCACGCATGACGGTTCCATCAGGGAACCGCGCTGTAATAACGTCACGGGTGGTTAGATCATCCTGATAACCTTTACCCACCGCCTTCACATCCGCCGAATACCACCCCCACCCGTAAGCCTGTGCGCCTTCGCCCGTGCCGATCTTGTCCAGACGCGGGCGGCCTTGCGGGAAGCCAGGCTCCGGCTTCCATGTGTTAGGCCCGCCATGCCATACGTTTTGCGATAACAGGCCACGCGCAGGCGCACCACTCAACAGCCCCGACGCATAACCCGTCCCAGCCAAGTCCAGCGCACTCCGCGTTACATCAATAACACGGGCCTCGCTCATGGGAACTTGACCAGACGCGTACTCATTCGCCCGCTGGAAGTTGTCCCACATCTCCATCAGCAGTCCAGGGACCGCTAGGCGCGTTCTCCCGCCTGCTGTACGCGCAAACGGGAGTATGTTGCCCCGCGCCACAGTTGCGCCATACCCACGCGGCTGACTCCCTCTGCGCCCTAATAGCCCACCGCGAGGCAGGCCGTCACCCAGAAGGCCGTGCATGTCAATCGTGTATCCGGGCCAGTTCAATGTCGGCCTTGGCGTCTAGCATGGCACCGGCCTTAGCCTCGTCGCTCCTGATCCGCGCAGCCGTCTCATTCATCGACGCCGCAATTTTCTCACGCTCGACATCCAGCTTCTCTGTGTCGATCTCAAGACGCTGCATGGCAACGTGATGGTCGAGCTTCATCTGCTGGTCTTTGATGGCGTTGTCGGCCTGCGCCTTCTGCGCCGCCGCCTGTGTTTTCATCTGTTCGATCTGCATCTGGGCCTGGATCAACTCAGCCTGCGGGTTTGGCTGTTCAGGCTGCTGCATCTCGCCGTCGCCGGGGTCAGCTATGAACTTATCGGTGTTTCGGAAACCGATGGTCGTGAGCATCCGCTCCATCGTGTTGTAGACATGTTTCGGCGTGACGATGCCCAATCCGCCACTCGACAGAAGCTCTTTCTGCCACATCAATATGTTGTTCAGATGTCCCATCTGCTGGTCGCGATTGCCATGGCCCAAACCAACATCAATGGTTACGGCCATGTCAGGCGACCAACCGCTCGCGCTTATTTCCACCCAGTTGTTGCGGATTTTCAACATGCGGCCCTCGGTCTGGTTCTCGACCAGGAGCCGCAGAATACGCCTAAACAGCGACTTGATGCCGGTCTCGGCAAATATCCTCGCGATCATCTCGACGCGCTGGCTCTTCGCCGCGACCGCATTGTTAGACGCCGTGGCAGTCTGGTTGGCCAATACTTCAGCATCGACGCCCATGGTCATGTCACTGACCCCGGTGCGCTTGGCCATCATGCCGTCGAGGCCGTCGAGCATGGCAAACGAATGCTGGGCAACAAATGGATACGAAATTTCCCTTGAAGCACCGATCTTCTCGACGCGCTTAATCCCGCCCGGTCGCGACATGAGGAAATCGTCCATGTCCACGATGAGGTTAACGTCTACCTCGCGCTCGGGGTTGTTGGCTAGATACAGAGAATCCAGTGTCTGCCGCAGGATCACCGTCCTGATGCGCTCCAGGTCCATGACCAGATCAGCCAGGGACAACCCATATGCTCTGTGGGGAACAGGGACAGGACAGAGGACATGGAACGGCTGAGAGTCAACCTCGTCTTGCTCCAGTATCTCGTTTCCGCACCACAAAACTCGGGTCCATTCTGCTACATCATCACCGTTGACATCGGCATAGACATAGCTCTCGTGGACCGTGACCTCACTCATGGCCTCGTCGGCGTTTTCCGACAGATCAGTCCCGGTGCGCGTCTGCTTCTCACCCGTAGGGTCGTGGGTGTCATCGCCCGGCAGGGATTCCACCAGTTTCTTGGAAAACCCGTCCAGTATGAGCGAGGTGCGGGTTTTGCTGGCGCGATGCTCCAGATACGTCGCATCGTCAGGGTCCGCCGCGTCAAAGCTCATATAAAATTCTTCTGGAGGGATCGGCAGTATCTTGATGCGGTCGCGCTGCGATGTGCGCGTGATCTTCACATCATGGAGCGTCAGCGGCTTCTCGAAGATGTCATCCTCGATGAGGTCATCCTCGACGTACTCTCTCCCGTCCAGCAGCGTCTCGGTATGCTCGACAACCTCGACGGCATCGTCGGTTACCAGCGCGATAAATTCGCCCTCGCTCAGACCATTGTAGGTCGATGTGGTGGTGAACTCTTGCTGGTTCCAGTATGATTTTAGGATTCCCATTTTGGATATTAGAGAATCTTTCAGCCAAGTATTCAGAATTAAGAAACCGTTATTGTCCTTATAAAACACCACGTTGGCTAGGTCGGTCGCCTGCTCTGCGAATTCAACATCTTGAGGAGTTTCGGGGGCATACGAGACCACATCATCCCCAGATGCGAATATCCGCAGCAGGCTCGGCATGATCCACTCGACTGTCTCAAGCACATCCCGCGATACCACCTTGGAACGACCGGGGTTGTTTTCGTCGCCGTAAGGCATCCCCAAATAACGCTTCATCCCGTCCTCGCGTTCTTCCGAGATTTCGGACTGGATGTAGGTCTCTGCGGCATAGCTCTCGCGGCGGCAAATTGTCAGCAGTTCGCTGTCCGTCATTTTTGCCATCAAACTATGCCCGCGTTGTTATATTGCAGAGGTTGGACCTTGCCTGTGATTTTGTGACCCATAGCACCACACCGAAATGCATCCGCGAAATCAGAGGTCCAATCATGGCGCGGCTTGTCCTTGAACATCTTTTTATCAGCGTCCCATTCTTTCCTATACATACGCATGGCTTCAATGCCGATGCCGCAGCCGTCTTTGTCGAACCAACATTTCCCGATCACCTTACGCACCTCATTAATTCCTATCTGTACGCTTCCAGGCGGCGAAGGAACGACAACGACCTTCTTGCAGCCGAAGTCCCTGAGCTGGTTGTCTATGCTTTTTCGCATTCCCAGCCGCTCATGCGATCCGTCGTGTGGGATGTAGTCAGTTCCCCAAACGTAATCCCGCTTGTCAAATTCCTTCATGAACCAGTCGAGATCTACGCCGCTATTGGCTATGCAACCGAGGATATGCCAGGACATGCCCGATTCCTGAAATAGCCACACCACCGTCCTGTCAGTGCGGCCCAAGTCCCACATCCGGTGAACAGGCTTGCCGGTGTCATATGGAACTTCGCTTATCCGCCCGTCCTTCAGCGCCTGCGCCATCTCGCCAGAGAAGTATGCGCCCAGGATCGCGGCATCGAACGAACAGAGATATTCCTGATCAAATAACGCTGTACCCTGATCCACCCCGTACTCTCGGGTGTATTCTATTCTCTCCGTTTCCATCTGCTCATCCGTGAACACCGAGGCGTCACGATATGTCAGCAGTTCGGAAAACCAGTCAGGGTCGTCAAGCCCCGCCTCGTACATTTTGGCGAGGTGGTTGCGCCCGCGTGGAGTGCCGTTGAAAACAACCCAGCCATTGTTCTCTCGCAAGATAGGCCTCAAATATGCCCAGGCTTGCGGATTAGCCAGCGCCCATTCCGAGAACACAACACCAAATGGCGGCGATCCAACCAGCGAGTTGTAGTTGTCAGAACCGACGATTTGCACCGTCGATCCGTTTATCAACTCCATATACATCTCTTGGTCGTTTTTCCGCGTGATGATCTCCAGCGGGAACGCCTCGTGTATCCGCTTCTTACCAGTGTGCGGGTTTATCGCAGTCCAGATCGCCTTCCGAGCCTGCGCCGCTTCCGGCAACATGTACCAGTACGTCGCGGTCTTCTCTAACGCCGCCGTCGCGGTCCAGTGCAAGCAAACGTCGTCTTTCCCGTGACGCCTCGGCCATACTGCTACGGCTCGCTTGCCGCCGCGTTCCAAATAGTCCCAGAGCGGGCGTTGATAATCGCGCGGAACCCAATTATTTGGAATCTGCAAACTTAATAATCTCGATTACAAATTTATCCTCGCCGTCTGCATTAGCCACTTGCAACGGGAGAACCTTACCAAGCAATGACATGAACGGCCCCGGATTCTTCTCGGCTTGCTCAGCGAGGTATCCGATCATGCCAGCTTTACCACCGGCTTTCGCAGCCGCAGCAAGCAGAGCATCCTTGAGCATCTTGGTTGTTTTGTTTTTCATACCCCGCGGACGACCTGGCCCTGCGCCATTGAGCGTCCTGATAGGATTTAATTTGGTTATTGAAACCTTTCCATCATCCATTTCGCAGTCCTTCCGGGTATTGCGTTCGTAAAACACATGCAGAAAATTAAACGATCACCACCAGCCCGCGCCCTTGCCGATCCGCTCTATCGCCAGCGGATTAAGCCGCCTGCGCCTAAATATGTGCGGAAGCTGAAGCATAAAAAACCCGCCACCGAGTGATCGGGGCAGGCTGCTCTCATAGCTGTGTGGATTCTATCCTTTTATATGCCCTATTCCGGGTGAAGTGTAAACACTATTTTTGGTAAGGTGGAAGCCCGCCCGTAAAATAGTTGGGGTGGCCTCAATAATACCCCAATTTCCCCACCCTTAACATTTTGTTATAAAAGGGCTATCCAGCACCCCAATTAAATTTTGAGGTGCACTTCCTCCTTACCCTTGTGGTAGGCCAGAATGACAGAATCCGCAGGATGTAGCCAGGACGTAATTTTAGCGATTGTCTTACGCCATGCTAATTTGTGTCCGGCATGGCTGCGTGAGTGCAGTTTGCGCCTGATCCGCATGATTTTCCGCCACGACAACCCAGCACCTCGCGCAGTTACCAGAATGCGCTCGTCGTCGGTCAACCTCGGTAGCCAGTGAAATAAAACCTGATCCATGCGGCTGATTGCAGTGGTGGATGGCGGTATTTTATTTACCACAGCAGGCAGCCAACCATATGCCTCGCTCGGGCTATGGTAGACATCCACCCAGGCACAACCCGGTTCGCGTGGGCCATCGGTCGGCATGTGACGCAGGCACCGCATCGCCGACTTGATCTCGGCGGCAACCTCACACGCGGTCACAGTTCCCGCGTCGGCCATTCGGGTATAGCCTTGCGGGCATCCCGGCCCCAATCCTCTGTTTTCCAATCTGGACACGTCGTATACAGCGCGTGGATTCCAACCACTCCATGGCGGCGGCAATTCCCAAAACCCG